TGCTCTAAAGAACGGTGTCCTCGCCGGAGGATATGTTTGGTCATATAAAGATGGTGCCTGTTGTAGACATCCAAATAGAGTTGTACCTAAGAGGTAAGAAATACAGATCTTTGGGAGCTTGACTGACATCGAGGTGGCACCGCGCAATCTATCAACGTGATCATAGATAAAAATTTGTAGGTTGTAGATTGTACAATGAATGATGCCATTCATTGGGTACGTTGAAAGATTTCAATCACGTAACGGGAAATCTACAAAGCGTGTTCGCTTAATTTGTGCTTACACATGCGATACGTGCGGTAAAGAATACGAACGTCGTGGAGGTTACCAACAAACGCAAGCATCATCATTGGGTTTTACGTATTGTTCATCAAAATGTTTTGGTGTTGGTTCAAGGAAAGGTTCGAAACATGATATTGCACTTCGAATCAATTATGCAAAAAAACATGAAGGAATAGAACATCCTGCTTCTAGGCCTGATGTGATCGCTAAACGTCGTGAGACATGCATTGAAAAGTACAGTGGTCCGTCACCTGCATCAGATCCCACAGTCGTAGCAAGCATCGTTAGAACACGCATCAATTTACCTGAACAGATCAAGCAAGACATCAGGAGTAGGACTGTTGCAACGCTAGAACAACGTTACGGCGTAGGTGTCACGAATCCAATGCAAATTCCAGGTGTCATTGCAAAAGTATCAGCATCAAACAAAGTGAGTTCTGCAGAAGCTGCTGAAAAGCGTAAATGTACCAATTTGGCGAGGATGGGCGTAGCATGGCCCATGCAGTCTGAGCTTGTGAAGCAGAAGAGCATTGATACGTGTATGAAAAAGTACGGCGTAGCATCAACTTGGCAATCTCCAGAACTTCGTGCAAAAGTAGAACAATCGAATCTCAAAAAGTGGGGCGTCAAAAATCCAATGCAGGATCCCAACATCTTCTCCAAAGCACAGAGAGCCCGCCGTCACGCTACAATGATCAAACACTGGAAGACTTGTGAAGATTTGACGTGTGTTGCTTCGTACGAAGTTGCGGTTGTCAATTGGATGAATGATCATCGTTACAATTTCGAATGGCAATTGCCATTTACCATGCCAGATGGTCGACGTTATTTTGTTGACATGTACGTTGTGGATGGACCTTTCGCTGACACGTGGATTGAGGTGAAGGGCTACTATGATTCCCTTTCACGTGAGAAATGTGAATGGTTTCAAAGCGAACATGAGAATTTTGAACTTTGGAACAAAAAAAGATTGATTGAGTTGGGGATTCTATGGTATAGAACCAACATGAGTACCGCACCTGAGGTTACCGTCTGAACTCATGAAGAAACTAATCTGTTCGAACAGATGCGATTAACCCGGCACATGCAACTGCAAGCATCCAGCGATTTCATGATCATTCATTTGAAGGAGATATGACGGCATTCATATACGTCCTGACCAACAGGAACAATGGTAAGTGCTACGTTGGACAAACAACGTTGACGATTGATGAACGATGGAAATACCATCTTAAGAGCGTCAAGTACGGTAGTGACCTACACATTCACTCTTCCATAAGGAAGTATGGGCAAACTGCGTTCGAGGTTTCGCAGCTTGAGGAATGCAATGAGCGTGATCTAGATGATCGTGAGATCTTCTGGATTGAAGAAATCGGTACGTTTGGTTCTGGTGGGTACAACGAAACCAAGGGAGGTCGTTACGGCATCCGTGGGTACCGTCCCTCACCTGAAAAAATTGAGAGAAACCGTGTGACACACACCGGTAAGGTGTACGATGCGCAGGTGTGTGCTTTAAAGAGCGCATCGATGCGAGCGTCGAGCCTCGTTAGACGTGTTCAGGTTGAGCAGCTAGACGATCAGGGTAATGTGATTGCTATTCACGCATCCGCGTCAATGGGTGCAGCAATGGTCGGAAAACCGACGTACGTGACGTTGGTGTCCCGCGCGTGTCGTACTCCCAGATTGAGATTTGCAGGTTTTTACTGGCGGTACACCGATGGTGTTACCGAACGTAAGAAGCGAAGCGTATTGATCACCAATGAATGTAAACCTGTGATGCAAGTACGTGGTGACGGTACGATCACGTATCACAAGTCGATAGACGAGGCCGCTCGAACCGTGGGTGGGCAAAGAGGATCCATACGTTTGTGTTGTCAGGGTAAACGTGCGACAGCATACGGATCGAAATGGTCATTTGCACCAATGTCAGCAAATGATGTAGGATTGATCACGGAACAAAAAACTAGTTAGAATCACAAACACAGAGTTCTTGGCGTGTTGGAAGAACGATCTTCTAACATCGTTTCAAACTCGGAGGATGACATCATCGCAACTTTCAAAGAAACTCTCCCCAGTGACATTAAAAGCGCACGTTCGTTCTTGAATCAACTTATCGATGTTCTTCAGGAAGACATCAGCGGTTCATCATCTCGGCGCAAGTACCAGGTTTTCGTCACGGGTGGCGTTGGACCTGGAGTGACGTCATCGCTCTACCAGACGGTTTACGATCAGGACTTTACGTTGCAGACAGCCAACGCTGTCTTTGACATGTCGGTGGGTGTGTTTCCCGGTGGACCTACTGAGCTAACAAGCCAAACGGGGGTCGATGCAGCTGGCAAGGAGCTGTTCCCGAGTTCATCATTGATGATGCGTGAGAAGATGGATGTTTACCGACAGTTTGCACAGTCGCTGCTGGGTAACTCAACATCACAGTTCAGTGCACCGCTCGATTCTTCGAACACCTCCGATCAGATTGATGTTGCGCTGTTCATCGCCTTCAAGCGTCTCTTCGCTCGTGATAGCATCAAGCGTGAGACGTTCGCAATGAGGTTCTACACCACGGCGTCGATCTGCGCTGGAAAACAAGATCCCGGCAATGGTAGCGTGCCAGTTGAGACAAACGGCAACTGCACGCCAAACCTCTACATCACATCAACGTCTGGTAGCGCCATCTACACTGACATCGGCGCAGCGACCAACAAACTGACGACGTTCGGAGGTCAGGTTGGCAACGTCTGCGATAGCGCTAACGTAGCGAACAACGTGGGCCTGTTGTTCTACGATCGTGGCATCCTGGTTCTTGACCTCGAGAAGGTGACCAGCGCCAGCCAGTTCGTGTCCGGAACCATCGACGCAATGTCGGCTCTGGGTAACACCACCTTGGGCGCGCCGGGAACCGAGACGCAGTTCCTGTCAGCGTTCATTCCTGATTTCATTGTCAGCGCCTCGATCGACAACGTTGTCGATCACGTTGCATCGTGTCGAATGGGCTCTGGCTCACAGGCGGCTCTAACGTTCCATAACATCACTAACATCAACAGCACCCTGATCTTCTGCCGCGCGGAAGCGGATGAGTTCAACTACTCGTCAAACCCAACGTTCACCGATACGACGAATCGCATCGTTGTCATCGACGTGGGTCAGGAGGACACGCAGCAGACGTTCACATACATCACATCAGTGGGCCTGTACGATGCAAACGACAATCTCCTAGCTGTGGCCAAAATGTCCCGGCCCGTACAAAAATCTCCAGAACGCGATCTGACCTTTCGCATTAGACTTGATTTCGCGAGGAAATCATCGTTCAGGTGTACAAGGTAAGATTTACAACAGCGCGTCTAATAGAATGCTTGTTAATTTTGCAATCCAACTGTGTTGGCTGCATGAATGGTGTGATGACATCGTAAAATTGCACGATGTAGTTACCATTATAAAGAATTTACAATCATTTCATGAAACTTTGTGAAGAATGCCAGCGAGAATTTAAACACGCTCGTGGATTCAATTCGCACCTAAAGTACGATCATAGAATGTCGCTTCGGGACTACGTTGTCAAGTATGTGCATAGTGGTGTGGCACCTGTTTGTGCGTGTGGGTGTGGTCAGACTACGAAATGGCGTGCAAATAATTCTTGTTTCATGAAGTTGGTGTATGGGCACGTGACCAACAAGATGCGTGAAATGCAAGCGGATCGTCGTCGTGGCGCTAAATCGTCCATTGAAACTAAGGGGGTACAGTGATGTCATTGCCTTTTATGAAAGTGGGATCGAGAACGTACAA